CCCGACTGTCTGCATCGTGTCGCGCCCTGTCCATGTATCGAGCACGTCGACCTTGTCACCTGATCGCATCACGACGACCGTCTCGTCGGTGCCATGCCGAGCGATGTCGACACCGAACACGGTCACGCCGGTCGGGTCTTTCGGCTCGCGCATTGTGGCCTGTTCGATCATATCGAGATCGAGCAGCATCGACTCACCGCCGCTCGGAAACTCTGCCAAGATTCGAGCTTGAAAGATCGGCGACGACTCGCCCCACTGTCGCCATTTGTCGGCGACCCATTCGGGGTTGATCAGCGTCGGCGCTGGTAGCTCGTCGGCTTGCGCCATACGATCACGCCATGAACCATCACGAACGCTTTCGAGATCGATACCAAGCTCGGTGAAGTTCGGCGTCTCGAATGCGCTGATCTTGAACCGCTGACCGCGCTGCTGTCTGAACGCTGTGCCGAACGGCGTCGACGGGTTCGTCGGGTTTCCTATTCTCAAGAGCCGAGTATGCTCGCCGCTCAGAATGCTGTCGACGGCGTTGTCGATCTCCTGAGACACGCCGCACGCTTCGTCGACGATGACCAGCGTGCTCGCGCTGTGAAAGCCTTGAAAGCGATCAGGGTCGTGCTCTGCTGCAGTAAAGCCGAGCGCAAGCCACGCCGGCGCAATGCGCAGCGCAGTCGTCGACAGATCACCGCCCAACGGTATGCGCGCTTTGCTGTAGGCTGCGCCGATCTCTTTCCACAAGATGCCGCGCACCTGTCGCGCTGTCGGCGCTGTCGTGATGACAAGACTCTCGGGGTGATTGAACAAGAACCAAAGAGCGGCCCGACTAGCGACCCATGACTTGCCGGCTGAGTGACATGAGCGAACGTTCACTTCTCGATGGTCACGAATGCCCTCAAGAATCTCGACCTGCTTTTGCCAGGGGTCGTCGCCGAGCACTTCACGAACCCACCACGCCGGCGACTGGCGACCGCGCTCGACTAGGTCGTGAAGCTCATCGGGTGTCATTCGAGTCGTCGCTTTTGAAACTGTGAAGCCACGCGCCGACAAACGGCACTGAGCCGATCAGCAGCCACAACAGATTTAATTCGCCGTGACAGTTTGCGAGATGCTCCATTTATTCTGACTCCTCACTGCAGTCGATGAGCGGCTCGCCGGGTGCTCCACACCTCGGACAGTCGAGCGGCCCGGTGTACATTTTCGGACACTCCAAACAGGCCCGACGAGTGTGATCGTTTTGAGATTTTGCTGATGTGCTCGTCGCTGTTCTCATGATTCTCGATTCAAAAACACTGGTCGTAAGTTATTGAAAAAGCTGAACTCTTTGATGCAGATTTTATGAAGGTACTCGGTAGGGTAAACGCTTGAACGCCGTTAGAATCGAATCTGGGCTGTCTGGGACACTTTAGACGTTTTGAACGGAAAACGACTTTTACACCCGACGACCGACTCACTTTTTTGCTTTGTTTCGAGCGGCTGTAACAAGCTCGGCCCAGTTCGCAACGGCGACCGGTCCGCCGTCTGCGCCGGTGACTTCGTGACGGGTTCGACCCCAGCGATCAGGGTATCGTCGCTCAAGTCGCCAGGCTGCGGCCTGCCACTGAGACTCGCCAGCGACGACGATGTGCTCAAGCTCGCGCAGTTCGGATTTCGCCAACGTCTTTTTAATATTGTCGGAAAACTCGACGAGGCTCTCCTCGACCTTCGTCAGCTTGCCCGACTTCGCTCTCGCCTTGTTCGCTCGCTCAATCCAACCGTAGTAGGTGTCACGAGAAACCCCGACCAGATTGCAGGCCGTCTCGATATAGCAACCGTGAGCGATCGCTTTCAGAAACGTCTTTGCGACTTCGTCGGTCAGCTTCGTCGGTCGCCCGATGGTCTTCGACTCTGAGCGCTTGCGCGCCGTCGGTTTCGATCGGGGTCTTTTGGTTTTCGGTTTGTCGGCCATGTCTCAAACTACCACGCCGAGCGCTGAAAATTCCACACCTACCATTCGACGACCTCGCCATCTCTCACGAGTGTCGGTTTCTGACCTGTCGCTTTTTCCCATCGCCCGACCGCTACGTCGCAATAAGTCGGGCTAATCTCAATCGCAAAACAACGACAGCCCTCTTGAGCGGCTGCCAGTATCGTCGAGCCTGATCCACTGAACGGCTCGAAGACGATGCCAGGCCATGAGCGCAGATAGTTCGCAGCTAGGCCGACCGGAAACATTGCAGGATGCTGCACGGGGTCCCAGCTATTCGCCTTGTATCGTGTGACTCGTGTGATCGAGTCGGCGATCTTGTGCGACTTGACGACGCCGCGCTCTCTAGTTCTCACGACATCGTTGTGATCACGCTGACCGCCTGAGCTTTTTCCGCCGGCAGTTTTGCACTCAACCCACTCGATCGACTTGCGCGCCTTTTGATTCAGATGAAACACGAACTCATGCGAACTGTTGAGCCTGCCGCGATTCTCGCCCGGCATCCCTGCGCCCTGATCCCAGACATACCAACCGAACAAGCGCCATCCCTGCGAGCGCATCCAATCAAGCCAGCCGCGCCAGTATTCGACGACCTCGCCGTCTTTGTGAACAAGACCGAGATTGATCAGCACCTGACCGTCGTGACACATGACCTCATCGAGATGTCTGAAGATGCTCGTCATCAGACCATCCCAGTCAGACACGTCAGCAGCGCCGTCATACTTTCGCTGTTGTGCATACGGTGGCGACGTGATGCACACGTCAGCGCGCTCGCCCTGCATGAGCTTGCTCACGACTTGAGCGTCGCCGCTGTCGCCGCATATCAGCCGATGTCTCGATGTCAGTCTAAGTTTCGCCATCTTCGATACCCCTCAGTCGCTCGATGTTCATGTCGGGCGCGACTTGTCTCATGCGCTCGGTGATGATGTCGCAGTATTGCGGCTCTCGCTCGACGGCGATGATCTTGAACCCTTCGGCGTGACCAGCGACGAGCGTCGTGCCTGATCCGGCAAATGGTTCGAGAATCGTGCCGCCTGGCGGTGTGACGAGTCGAGCAAGCCATCGCATCAGCATGACCGGCTTGACGGTCGGATGCATGACACCTGCGCCTTTTTCTGACGCCGGTGGCTTTGGGCATTGATAGATATTGCCAGGCCACCGACCGCGCTCGTCGAACGTGTTCTGAACGTGACCCGGCGCTGCAGCACTGAACGCAACGCCCGGCGTCGTCTGCTGTCGCTGTACTGCGTCGAGGTTCATCGACTGAGGCCCAGGCCAACCGGGGTCGCCTTCGGGATGACGGCACGCGTCGATATTGAGACCGCCGACGCCGTGCTCTTGAACATTGTCAGCGACCGACCCCTCGAACGGCTTACGAGCGAGCAGAGCAGGCTCTTGACATGGTTTGAGCGCAGTGCCCCACCCTTGCCACTGCTGAGCCGCTGCGCTGCTTGCTTTGTCACGTCTGACCTTTGCTTTGTATTCGAGATCGCTGTCGGTGTGCTTGTTCGTGTATAGGGCCATGCCGTGACCGACGGCGTGCTTGCCGGTGATCTCGCGATCATACCAGTCAGCCGAGACCTCACCGGCCGGCGCATTGATTTCGATGAGCAGCTTATTGATTTTGGTCGGCAGTTTTGAGATCTTGAGCAGTTCGAGTAACTGCGGCACCTGATCAAGATGCGGCACCGACGGTTGAGACTTGATGCTTGTCCAGTGTCCGGCCATGCCGTTGAATCCGAATGCCCTGTCGATGTCGCCGTTTGTGATCCCTGCAGCGTCTCGCGCTTCCCTGATCCATCTCGTGACCTTCAGCACTTGCTTGCGATTGTGCTTCTGCTTGTCGATGGCCTGAGACACGTCGAGACTGTGCGGCATTCCCATCCAGTTTAGCCAACTGATCAGATCACGAATCTCAAACCCGCTGTCTTCGACGGCAACCGCTAACCGGTGCACCGTCTTCGTCGCAGCGAATGCGATCAGATGACCGCCCGGCTTGAGCACTCTGAGCGCCTCACGAGCGAAGGCCTCACCCGGCACTGCGCTGTCCCATTGAGCACCGAGAAAGCCGATTCCATAGGGCGGATCGGTGACGATCGAATCGACGCTGTTGTCGGGTAGCTTTTGCATGACCTTCAAACAGTCATCGCACGTTAGTCGATGCGCTCCGACTGGCGTCAGCTTACCCATCGCAATCACACTCGAACGCCATGCTCTGAGCTTGCTCGACTGAGAACACTTTGTCGCATCCGTCGCACTCGAATCGCGGATCAAAAAGCCACACGTCGCCGGCCTTCGTGATCGGCTCCTTCGGTGCCTCGGGTAGCTCATCCAGATCGCCAGTCAGATCAGCACCGGTATCGGCTCCGTCGAGATCCTCATCGTCGAAGGCCAGCAGATCAGCAAGCTCGTCATCTTCGAACCCGAGG